CCAATTAAGTGTTCACAATCGTGTTTAGTATCTGCTACAATAACTCTAACGTTTCTATCTTTTTCTTTAATAATCGCCATATAATACCTCTTTGTCTAAAATTTAAAATCACTAAATCCGCCTGCGGAACGTTCGCCACCAATATCTGTTTTACTAAAAGCAGCTGGGTCAGCTTCCCACGGGGCAGTGTTACCTACTCCGGATAAATCGTCTTGAGCCGAATCTTCAACATCATATAAGGTCATCTTCGAGCGGTCAATACCAATAATAAAACGCTTATAATTATCCACACTAGCGTAGCGATTCTTTAGCTGTTTTACCATAATCTGACCCATACTTTCTAATTGTTCATTAGAAACTAAAGCAAACATAAAGTCAGCCGTAGCGGGTAAGCCAAAAGATTCTGAAGTATCTTCTAATCCAGGATCCGAATTAGTAAAACCGCTTCTAGTGGTTTGGGTAGCTGAAATAATAGGAACATTATACTCTACCGCTAAACCCCTAAGTTCCTCAGCAATCGCTTTAATGTAAGTATAAGAATTTACGCCACCACTCATTTTAACCCTTTGACTTGAACAAATATTCAAGTAGTCAATCATAACAATATCGGGCGTAAAATTACGCTTAACCTTTAACTCTTCCAGTAACGCCCTAAAGTGACCCGCATGAGCCGAAGAAGTCGGATACTCTTTAACAATCAATTTACCATTAGTCTTTTCCGTTACCTTTTTAATACGAGATAAGAAAACCTCTTTACTCATAGAGCCTAACTTATCCATACTAATATTTAGAATGTTAGCGTCAATACGTTCTGCGATACGCTCTTCAGCCATCTCCATGGTAATATATAGAACGTTTCTACCCTCAATCAAATTACCCGCAGCTACGTGACACATGAATAAGGATTTACCAACACCAGTACCCGCTAAAGCAATATTTAGAGTCTTTTTAGGTAAACCGCCTTTAGTAATTTTATTAAAGAAATCTAAGTTAAATCCGATACGCTCCTCGACTCGATTGTAATAATCGTATCGAGTTTCCGCATCCTCAAAGTAATCATGACCAACGTGATTATCGAAAGTAATAGATAACGCTTGAGTAAGAATACTGGGAATTGCGTCCTGTGTATTCTTACTATCCTTTCCTTCAATAATCTTAATAGAATTTAAAATAGCGTTATACACCGCACGGTCTTTACAGAACTTTTCAGTTTTCTCTAATAACCACTCGGTGTTACTTTCGGTAACAGTTAGAGATTTTGAATAATCACTAAACTCAGAAACCTCTTTATCAGAGATTCCTGGATAGTTAGATATTTCAATCTCAAGAATATCGTGAGAAATAGGCTTGTTATAAGTATCGAAAAACTTAGATATGATAGAAGATATAACCGATTCTTTACGGTCGGTGAAATAGCTCTTATCAATATAAGGTACTACCTTGCGGCAGTAGTCCTCATTCTGAATCAGATTCGATAATATCAAGCTTTCTATTCTCATCAGTTCCCCCAGTATAAATTAGCGAATTGTCTCTTACGCCCTCTTCCAATAACTCAATTAGAATTTCACCTAAACGAGATTCTAAGTCTTCATCTAAGAACGTAAGCCCACCGTCATCATGTAAAGCATATTCAAATTTTAGAACCGCTACTTCATTATCAACATCTTCTCGAATTTCATCAAACGCAACTTTACCATAAGAAATAATAACCCCAGTGAACGGTTCATCTAAAAGTTGAATAGCTACTTTACCGCTAATTTTAGATTCTAACGCTTTGATATTATACTTCGGCATTGTCCAACTCACTTTCGATTTGAATAACTTTAGCTAACTCAGCATCCACTTCGTCATCCGTAATAACCTCACCGTTAGATACTTGGTAGCGGTCAGCTACGAACGCATGGAACGTTTTATCGGTTAAGATAGGTTGCCAAAAATCTTTAGACTCAGTATCCTTCAAACGAAACTTCTTAGCCTCAATCTCACCGCTAGTTTTATCGACCCTAGAATACCAACCGTTTGACGGTTTAATAACGTGACCTGATTCTAAAGACATATCCAATAAACCAGACCAACGAGAAATACCACCCTCAAATTTAACCGTAACAGGAATCTTAGACTTCTCACGGGTATATCGGGACTTCTCAACGTTAATGATAAAGTTGTGACCGATTAAGTCAGTACCGTCTTTTTCTTGCTGACGACCAATTACGAAAATCGTATCGCTAGATAAGTAAATGCCAGTACCACCCGAAATAATAGCTTTAGGGTACATACCCTGTTCCATGTAAATGTGGTTTACCGCTACCATAGGAATATCCAACTTATTTAAATAAGGGGTAATCATACGGAAAATAGACTTCATCTGCTTAGCTCGAGACATATCCGCAACGGTTTTACCCTCTTTAGCGTCTTCAACTTCTTTCTTAGAAGCCATATTACCTAAAGAGTCAATAACGAAAATAACTCGGTCACCACGGGTCAATCCTTCTAATTGAGCAATAGCGTCAATTTTAAATTCTTCCATATTCATAATGGGAATATGTACAATTCTAGAAGTATCCATCTTTAACGATGTAAAGTAGGCTTCAGGCGTACCAAACTCACAGTCATAAAATACCATAACCGCATCGGGATACTTATCCATATAAGATTTGGCCATTAACAAACTAAACATAGATTTAAAATGTTTACTTGGACCACACCATAAAGTAAGCCCAGGAACAAAGCCCCCGTCTAACGAACCCGATAACGCTACGTTAATAGCGGGAATAGGCGTTTGAATCATATCCTTCTTAGTAAAATACTTAGAAGCGTTAAGAATGGAAGCGTCTTTAATGGTAGTAGTTTTACGGATTTTATCTAATAATGCGGACATTACTCACCCTTTACAAAGTTAATATATTCTTTTGCGGTCATCATCAAACCGACTTTACGTCTAACTTCATTACCCTCATCATCTACGATAACGCAAGTCGGTACGCCTCGAATACCAAATTTAATAGCTACCTCACGTTGAGCCTCAATATCAATATTCTCTACTTCGATTAAATCTTTATCGGTAGATTCGATAATGGTAGATAACATTTTACACGGAGCACACCAAGTAGCGTGAAATTTTAATAGTTTCATATTATTCCTTAAACATTTTATTGAGACGGTTTCTAGCCGAAGTAGCATACGCCGACCAGTTACCCATTTTATCTTCCGTACGTAATAAATTACGACAAGTATATGCGATATCCGCTTGACTACGACATACCGCTTCTTGATTTATCTCACCGTTAGTATATACTCTACAATGGTATTTACCATCAATACACGTTACCTTTACTTCGTGGGTACAGTGTTTGAGCATAAATTGTCTTACGGTTAAAACCATCTTATACCTATTCATAATCAACCCTCCTTATAGGTATATTATACTATAAAAAGGGTTGTAAGTAAAGTGTTATTTATGCGGTACGTCAAATACGAAAGTAATTCTAACCACATCGCCCGTGTTTTTAGTACCGTGCGGTAACTTGTTATTAAACCAAAGTAAATCGCCCGCTTTAACGCTAACCGTCTCGTCTCCAACGGTATAGTCGTATTCGCCTTGGATAGCTAGGTGATACCTATCCCTAGTTTGGTAATAATTACCAATGTCAATATGCGTACCAACCTCACCGCCAACGGGTAGCGATAAGAACCCGCAACGGGAGTAGGTTTTAAAGTGGCGTTTCATAAAGCGAATAACTTCGGTATGGCGTTCTACTGCGGACGTTGGAATACAAATATCCGTATCGCCCACGTATTGATCCATACTTGTTACGCCACCCATAACCAACTGCAGCACCCCCGCTTTTACCTCGGGGAAGCCGTAGCTTAGCATAGATTTAGCCCCATCCGCCCTAGTTTGAACGCCCCAATCTTCGGGGTTATCTTCTAGTTGTTTAAGAATCTTAGAGACGTTAATCCCCCGCTTAATCAATTTAATATTATCCAAAAAAGTCCTCCAATGATGAACGTTCTTCCGTATCCCAACCTAAAGGCGTTATAGTATTTTGTAACGCATCTAAAAATACCTTTTTAAATTGTAAGTCAAAATCTATATAACGCTCTAAACCAAACTCACTAGGCAACTTCTGTGTAAAGGAAATAACGTCCTCATGGAACGGGTTAGGCTTCCTTACATAGATAAACTTAATCTTATCACCGTCCCTAATAGGTTTATACTTCTTATCTAAACCCAAACGTTTCAAGTGGTGGTTATGTAATAAGGAACCTCGGACGTGAATCGGAGTACCCTTAGCGTATATCGGCGAACCAACATACTTAACCATACCAGAAACGCCTCGGGGTGAGGCGATACTTTCAATAGGAAGTTTATTAAACTCAGTTCTAAACTTAGAAACGAATTTATGTAATTCCTGCTCATTACCCGTTAGAATAACGCTAATAGATTCCTTTAACTTATCACGAATAACCTTTGGAGTTGAGGATTTAACCATCTCCAAACCGCTCACTTTAATTTTCGGCTTAGCGTATTGAACACCCTCTGAGTTGTGGACGTTTAGAATATAACGCTTCTTGGCAATCCAAATAGCGGTATCAGCTAACACCTCACGTTTCATACGCATCTTCTGAGCGTAAGCGTTCATATACACAGCTAAATCGCTATACGTCTTATTCATGAAAGGTTGGAATTTATCTTCACAAACTTTATCCATGAACTTGATTTTCTGCTCATCAGTTTTATTGATACAATACTTTTCAACTAAATCGCCCATACGTAAGTAAATAGAATCGGTATCACTAGCTACAACGTAATCTACGCCTTTGCTTTGTACAATCTCATTCATCAACTTATTATACGCATTAGCAATCCAACGAATACTCAACTGACCGCTAGCGGTAATACTCTCCGCCATACGTAAGTCAAAATATCGAAAGTATGGGTTACCAATAGCACCATAAGCCGAGTTCAAAGCAATCTTCATAGCCATTTGTAGGTTATTAAGCCTTGAAATTTCTTTAAGTAAATGCTTCTTAGATTTATCTAACTCATACTCTTGTTGAAACGCTAACATTTGCTTCTTGAACTTAGAACGACTAGCGTACATATCTTCCATCAGCTCAGGTAAAAAGCCCTTAACGTCTTTACGATAACACCACCCGTTCGCAGCCATAGATAAATTCAATTGCTTGGCTAGCGAAGTATCCGCCTTACCATCGACTAAATCATCAATCGTGCACGATATCTTATACTCGGTTAAAGTTTCAGGCGAAATATTATATTGCATAATCAAATGCGGATATAACGAATCCAAGTCAAAAGAAGCTAAAAACTTATGTACACCAACGATAGGATCTTTAACGTAAGCCCCCATAAATTGCTCAGACTTAGCCGAGAAACTTTTAATTGGTATAACTACGTTTTTATTCTGTAACGTATTATAGATAATAGAATCCCACATACGAACTGGCGAAAACACGTCGTCAAAGTTGATTTTAGCGTTATACGCCATAGTATAACACAACTCGATTAAACGCATTTTATCTTCTAACTCAACCACTAACCTAACGTCAATAATATTGTATTCGACAAACTTCTGAGGATCGTTAGTGTAAAAGTCTTTAAATGAAGCGTATTCCGAGTGATCGACTTTAGTTTTACCTAACTCATACTCAGCAATATAGTCTAAAGCGTAGGACTCTTGTTTAGTATAAGTAAACTTCTTATAAAGCTCAAGGTAATCTAAATCGGCAATACCCAAAATATCATAATGTAACTCTTCACTACCTTTGATAGTAGTTTTACGCTCGTTCACTTTACCCCAAGGCGATAACATATTAGCATACGACTCGCCTAGTTCCCTAGAGATACGGCGAACCAAATACACAACGTCGAAGAATTTAGTATTCCAACCCGATACCGCATCAGGGTAATTAGAAGCCCAACTAGCTACAAATTCCCGTAACATAGAACGCTCATCCGTAAAGAACTTGAAATCTACGTCTTCGTGAGTATTATTAAACGGTAAACAACTAAATGTAGTAAACCGTTTAGTCTTACTATTATATTGGGTAATAAGGGTGATAGCTTCGTTGGCGGTATTGATATCAGGGAACCCATATTCAGTTTCGGTTTCAATATCGACTAAAGCAGTATGGATTCTATCAATATCCCAATCTACAGTACCCCTATAATTATCGCTAATGTATTGGATATTATAATTGGTATTACCGTAGATTTCAAACCCGTTTACGTCTTCGTACTGTTTTACGAACTCCCTAGTTTCTCGAATACTTCCTGGCTGTACCTCATCTACGGTAGAGCCGTGTAAAGTAGTCCAAGGAGATTGTTTCTTGGACTTGATATACATTGTCGGGCGATAATCCGCTTTAGACATATACGGGCGACCTTGAGGGTCAATACCTCTTACGAGGATACGATCGCCCATAGTGACAACGTTCGTATAGTATTCTGACATTTAATTCCTTATTGTTTAATAACGCTTTTACCGTATAAAAGCATCATAATGTCTAGTGCGCAATCATGTACTGGGTGATGTTTAGATACCATCGAATCTCTAAAGGTTGGATGCTCTACTTTACAATACCCGTTAGTTGTACCGTACATAATATCAATAGCGGTACGCACATCCCTCCACTTATTATACCCCGTAATAGGTTGTACGTCAAGCTTTTTAGCTAGTGAATCAATAGCCATTTGGTCTAATGAACCCCTAGCCCACATAGTTTGTTCTTTACCGTTGTACTTATCCACATATTCAGTAAGCTGCTGTATTCCCTCCTCGGCAGATACGTCCATACGACTAGGAACAAACGCTAACTTACGAACGTATTCGGGTTGCTCATTCCACCACTTAAGCGTATTTTTATCAATAGACCGCTTTAACCTAGTGACTTGGTCTTTGCTATCAAATTTAACGCAAAGAGCCTTATTCAATAAGTCGTCATACGAGGGGTTATCTTCTGGATTAAAGTGAATAATAGCAGCAGATAAAATAACGGTATTAGACTCAACACCAAGAGTTTCTACATCGAACATTAAAATTTTAATTCCCCTTAATAAATTTACCGCTTCTAATCGAGTTCAAAGGTTGATCAGGCAGCTTTAACATCTTACGAATAAGCTTATCCTTAATCATATCAGGCACAGAAGAATAAGGATATTCTAACTCAAACGGGCAACCACCCGCACCCCAACCGTTATTGATCATAAATTCTTTAAACATAGCCACGTCAGCTCTGTTTCTGATATTAAATGTACGACGGTGTTTTAAGTTTTCGAGTAAAATCATATTAAATATCTTTCGCTTCAAAATAATTATTGCCACTATGAGTAGATCTGTTATAAACTACGTTAGATTCCGTATGAATCTCTTCATCGAACAAGTCGTCGTATTTATTGTCAGGGAAGTAGTAGTCAACTATATCCGCAATTAAGCTATAAACAAAAGACAATAACCAACGTACAAAGAGTAATACGCAAACTAATATTAAAGATAGAAACGCATACGCAACTATTACTGGAAACATAAATGCCAAGGCTACCATACTAAAGAATAACGCTACGCACACATTTACGGTAGTACGCTTGTTCTTTCTAATATACAAAGAGGATTTAGCCCGTAAAGCTTTTAACCACGCTATCATAATTTTCCTTTCAACTCTTTAAAGGTAC